CCTACTGCATAACACAAACTATCGGCATCAATGAAAGCAGTACTCACAGGATGTCGTCATCCAAACTGTCGTCAGCACCCTGAAGAGCAGTATAGGCTTTCAAATCTGTTACACGTAGTTTCAACACTGTCGGACTAATCCCTTTCTTACCTTTAAAGTCCCATTGATATGGACGGACTATGGCAACAGCCTTAGAGCCGTTACCTACTGCTTCGGTAATCTTGGAACCACTTGTTGTTTCTGCGACCATTGGAAGAGTTGATTTACAGGTGATGTATTTACCTTTCTCTGGTTTCTCAGGTTTAGAAAGAACTGAAATACCTGCTCTCTCTAAAGCATCAACCGCTTCTTCTCCGAGATTACATAAATCAACTGTATAGCGTTGCGCTAATGGATTATGTGCCGTCAAAAAAGCCCACATAATGTCTGCTTTAAATTTAATCGGTTCGACGTTAGTCATTTATTGCTCCTTTACGAGTGTTTAGAAATACTGCTTTGCTTATTATACAACAACTTACAACGCTTTTGATGCCACCATGTGAAATAGTTTACTGAAGTGTTTGATTTGAATAATATAAACTTTCTTCTAAAGTTCCATCCTCAATATCCAATACTGCATCCTTTAACAGCTCGTAAGTTTCTTCAATATCAAAAGAAGAACTCAACGAATAAGTCCCATCTTTGTAGGCAGACACAGCTACCATGCCTAACAAGTTCTCGTCTTTTTCTTCTGTCATTTCTTTTCCTTAGTGAGTATATCGCCATGAGTCGCCTACTTTGTATTCTCCGTCCAAAGGACAGCGCATATTCAACATTATACCAGCTTCTTTGATAGCTTCTACACCTAACATTCCAGTTTTGTTAGCAGAGCCGTCTTGAACTTCAATCTGCCATTCGTCGTGGACATTGGCAACCATCTTAAATGGTATTTTCTCCTGTCTTAACTTCTTGTGCAAAATAACTAAAGCCTGTTTCATTACTATCGCACCAGCGCCTTGCAGTAGCGTGTTGAGCGCCGAATGTTCTGCTCGAACGAGTAACTTGCGTCCGTCAAGACCCGGTAACCATCCTTCTTTAGCATAGATACGAGCCACTTTCTCTCTAAGCGCTTTAAGTTTCGGCGTGTTACGTAGAAAAGAATCAATGAGCTTTTGTCCTTCTTTCGCAGAACCTCCAACAATCGACCCGATTTTGGCACTTCCTGCGCCATAGAGGAAAGCATAGATAAACGTCTTAGCTTGATTCCTCGTTTGCAATCCAGCAGCGGTTTGGTTCGCTGTGTGAATATCGCCCGATACAACTTCATGTGTATATACATCGTCGTTCATATAGTGAGCCAACATCCGAAGCTCCAAACCTGAAGCATCAATACCGACTAACTTGTATCCTTTCTCTACTGTCCATAAATCCCTACACTCGTGTCCGTAAGGACTACCACTGTTGGGAACCTGTGCCATATTAGGACTCATATGCGTCATACGACCTGTTACAGCGCCGTTAGTAATCACACGACCATGAACCCTTCCGTCCTTGCCAAGAGCTTCTAGCCAGCTATCAATCTGTGCTATCCGCTTAGTTAGCATTAAGTATTCTTTTAATGCTTTTGCAATCTCTACCAACTCAGCATGGTTGGTGTTCATGGTGTTGCTTTCTTGTGTGTTCTGCAGCGTGTATTGCTTCTTCTAAAGTTTTAAAAGTTCCAATAAATTTCTCTTCGTAATTAACCATGATTCTTACATAATAACATTTTCTCTTTTTATGATAAGAGACATTTTTATGTCCTGACACATTGTTTTTATGAGCCTTTCTGTTTTGTGCATTTAAAGCATCTGAAACTGCTCGTAAATTTTCAATACGGTTGTCTGATTTATCACGATTAATATGGTCAAGAGTTTTTGGCAAAGTCCCATTAAAATATAAAAACACTAAACGATGTTCTGTATACATTTTTTTATTTATTTGAATAATCCTATAACCGTGAGAGTCTATGCTTCCTGCGTGCAGTCCTTTAACTTTATTAGCTCCTCTGTCTTCTTTCCAATATAGTTTACCTTCTCTGTAATCAAAAAGTTGTTTGATTTCATCTTGTGTCATTTGCTATACCTTTCTATGATTTCATCCAACACAACTTCGTCCACAATTATATTACCTTTTTCTGTTTTCTTAGTGGGTTTCCAACCCTTTTCTTGAAGTCTTTCAGCAATTTGCTGTCGGCTACCGGGGTTGAACGGCTCGACGATGTCTTTGAGCGGCTTCCCACTGGTTTTGTGGGTTCTACCGCTTGTGACTTTATCTGGGAAGATTGTAGCCATTTCAACTTGAATAGCGTCCAACTTAGTTTTAAGTACAGATAGTAGTTGTAAAGCTGCTGCTTCATTGAGTTTGAAGCCATTTCTTTCTTGCTCCGCAATGATGATTGCGACCTCGTGTTCGAGTTTGATGCTTTCTTTCGAGTAGTCATTTTCCATCTCCTTAGTTAAATGTTCATACAACTTTTGTGTTACTAATGTGTCTTGGACACAGTACTCTAACATCTCGTCTGTAAGTCCGTTGTCAAAGTCTGTGAAGTCTCCCTTAGCAAAACCTAATCGTTGTCCCCAAGCAGCAAGGCTGTGTCCATCTTCCAAGCTAGGGTTATACAGGCGGGATAACACTAACGTATCAACTACCTGTGACTTCTTCACAGTAATACCCCAAACCTTCTTTAATACTGGGAAGTCAAAGAAGATTCCGTTATGAGCAATAATGCTTTCACAACCATTTAGAAAGGACTGTAATTCTGTAGATTGAAAAAAGGTAGATACGACATTCTTTTGAATATCACGACACACTACACACCAAATCTTATCGTGTGCTAGGTTAGTTTCGATGTCAAGAATTATACGCATAGTTTATTATACCAAAGAAATACATTAATACTGCAACTGCTTCGACAACAAACAACGCCCAGTCCTTTTGTCGCATCCCTGCCCAAGTCCATAACAGACTACCAACGAACCCAAACCACAGGTTTAATGGAAAGATGTTAAGGCTGGTCAAGGCAATGCCAATCAGACAAAGGGTTGTACCTGTCCATTTCACTGGTCACGGACTTTCATCATTGCATCAGCAATTTCATAACATCTTTGTGCGTTAACTTTGTCGTATCGTGTATCACCTGCTGCCGTCTTAGCCCAACCAAAATGAGTCATAATATGAGCTGCAAAGTAATCCCTCAAATCCATGCCGTTTGTTTCTGTAGTATATTTTTCATTGTTTGGAAATGCTTTCATTTTTTCTTCCTTGTAACAGGTTTCTTAACAACAAGCGGTTCTTCTGCCACAGTTACAGTTTCAATCCTTGGCTGTTCAAACATAATTGCTAACAACTCTTGAATCTCAGGCTCTGTAGCAACCCAACGACTGCCGTTGTTAAAGTGTACTTCTCTGTCAATGATGTAAGTCACTGCATTAGGATTTACTAAACGACCATTAATGTTTACTAGTTTAGTCATTTGATTCCACTCCTTCAGTGCGTTTAATCTCATGGTCAATCAAGTTCTTAGCAGCTTGAATAGATAAACTCAATCGTTTCATATCTTCTAAATGGTAGTTAGCAATGCCTCCAGCGGGAACACGATAAGCCTCTAGCGTGTCTCTGATGATTTGTTTGAGCGTAGTTTGAAACGCCACAGGCTCGTCAGAATCACCAAACCAAAAGCCGTAATCAATCGCTCCATTCTCAGCAATCCAAGCATATCCATCTACTTTAATATTCTTCTTACTCATCTTTCATTATCCTTTCTAATACTTCTAATTTCTCATCGTCAGTCATTACATACCATCTGCTGATTTCGTCTTTAGTTCTACCGCAATCGTTACATTCTTTGATTGTGATGTCGTAAGTGCATGTACCAATACAAGGCGATTTTACCATATCTTCTTTCCATTTCCATAAGTTATTCCAATTCGGTAAGTGTAGTGGTGGACACTTCCATACCATTACTCACAGTTCTTTCTTAATCGTTTAGTCTTGTCTGCGTTATCGCTGAAGTACTTACACTCTTTACCCTGCCTTGGGCTATCAACAAAGTAAGACTGATACTCCGGTGTTGCCCGAGCGGTGAAACGATAGCACCTCTCACGTTTCTTACAGGTTTCGTCACGACACATTGTTATATCAGCCATTAGTTCATCCCCGTAAGTCCATGCTGAGACTGTATTGTCTTAACATACTGCACCGCATCCCAGAATCCATTTTCGTACTCTTCAGATTGAGTGCCTGTCATTGTAATGTCGTCAGCCCACACAACCATCTTGTTAAGATGTACAAGTTGTCTATGCTGTTGCTCAATCAAGTCCTGAGCTTGCATCAAGATAACGTGAGCAGTTCCCCAAGGAAGTTCAGAAGTCTCTTCTAAGTAATTGGTAATATCTTTCAATACTTTTTCTCTAAGCAGTCTCATTTCTCTGCCTTTCCATCATAAGTCCGTAAATCTCTGTTGGTTAGCGTTGTGTGTAACTGTAGCTTTAGTGATTCTATCTCTGCTTGTTGCTGACGTAGCATGGTGTAAGCGTCTTCGTTATAACTACAATCTCCACATCCTCTTATTGCATCAGCTAGTTCGTTTGCGTTCATTTACCCTCCGCAATAAACTTATCAACGGCAGCATCAATCTCGTTACCAATCATCCAGCGCCATTCAGACATATCACCATTGCAAGCAATCACAGATGGAGCAACTAAGCTAGTATCGACATCCCATGAAGCACTGCGTAGCCAGCGATAACGCTCTGCATCAGCATAGACTTCGGTGTTATCTTGGATACGACCAAAGACATCTTTGTTGAGTGTACGCAATCGGTCTATCTCTAGACATAAAGCATTGATGTAGTTACGAGTGACGGCGTACTCGTCTGTCTTGGCATATTGCCGTGCTTTTTCTACTAAGTCGTTGCTCATAATGTGTCCTTAATTTCTAACATACGTCCAGTATTGCCATTATACAACAATGCGCCACAGTTACCAGTGTAGCCACTAAATCTATTCTTCAAAACCCTAACGCTGGTGGTGTTGCGCTCAATCATATCCTGAGCCTGTCCGTTACGCTCCAAGCCAATTACAATGTCAGACAACTGAGCAATAGCGCCTGAGCCTCTTAACTGTGCTAAGGATGTTGCAGCCCCTTCTTCGTGTCCTTTACTTTCTGGACGCTTGAGGTGTGAGACACAAATCAAACTAATGCCTGTCTCTTGTACTAGCATCCGTAGCTTAGTCATAATGGAATCCAAGGCTTTACGCTCATCACCAACATCGCCCCCGCTAACAATAATGCTAAGATGGTCAAGAAAGACATAACCACAATTAAGACCTTTAGCCATATAACGCACTCGATTGACAATATTCTCCAAAGAAGTGCTACCGAAATGGTCAAACAAATAAATGCGGTCACTTCCGAGTGTTCTATCAAAAGCATCTTTTAGTTCCTCCGGTGAAATTTCAACATCAGGTAAATGAATAGGTTTGTTTACTGCCAACGACATGAGTGAACGAGCAGTCTTGCGGACTCCTTCTTCAAGAAACATAAGTCCGATGTTGTCAGATGTTTTATTAATGATGTGCCATACAATTTCTCTAAGAAACTGCGATTTACCAAGTCCACTTCCCGCTGTAACCATGACAAGCTCACCCTTGCGGATGCCATATGTAAGTTTATTAAGTCCTTCGTATGGATAGTCACAATCAGCCTTTGCAATAGGAGCTGATACCATATCCCATAACGAATTTCCTTGAATAATTCCATCAGGGATATAAGACTCAGCAGACCACCAAGCATCAATAAATTCTTTACCAGAACCATTCTCAAGATAATCACACGCATCTTTATATCCTCTCTTATGTTTCATTACTTTAACCTTACCACCAAACAACTCCGCTACTGCCTGTGCAGCCTTCTGTCCCGGCTCATCAGCATCAAAACAAATCACAATATTCTCAAATGAATCAATCCATTCATATTGCATTTTGCAATCTTTTAGAGCTGCTTGTGCGCCGTTACGTACAGATACGCATGGATACTTACTGCCTTGCATCTGGTAGCTTGCTAGTGCATCTAGTTCACCCTCGCAGATGGTTAGATAGCGACCTGATTTAGTGAATAGATTCTGTCCAAATAGAGTAGCATCTTTAAAGTCACCAGCAATACTAAAATCTTTAGTTTCCACAACCCTAGTCTTAACTGCCGTCATCACTCCATCAGCATCATAGTAAGGGTAATAGTGTTTACCTTCATTCTGCCTTACGCCAAAGGCTATGCAAGTAGCCGAAGTAATACCACGACTAACGATAGAAAGAGAAGAACTATTGTCATAAAATTGTATATCCTTATTCATTGGTTTAACTACTTTCGTTTGTGTTGTTGTTCCATCACCAGCTGTGTATGTCTGACATTTAAAACAGTATTGATGGTTATCATCATAGAGACTGTTCGCATCTGTGCTTCCACAGCTCTCGCATGGTATGTGTTTAATGTATTTAGAATCCGTCATATTCAAACCCATCTTTAAGCCTGATTTCCATATCAACAAAATCATCTTCATCAATATCGGTGTTGCTTAATGCTTCAGCATTGCACCAAACATCTTCCTCATCATCTCCGCAAACAGTTACGAAGTAGGTCTTAGTAATAACAAATGTTGCCATCAATCCTTTAGGTTCTTTTCTCATTTCTCTTGTGCCTTTCTTAGTATTGCTCTAGCAATTGCAATAAACCAGTTATCTGCATCTTTATCATCAAACTCTTTCCAAATTTCTAAAATTTCCTCATCTGTTAGTTCTTTAAAAAAAGGTAACGGAAGCCCGCACCGATAGCATATATCATGGTTCATTTTTTAACCTCAATTATTCCTTGTCTAACTCGGTAAGGGTATCTAGATTCTAAATAAAAGCATCTATAAACCCCATCTTTAACACTTAACCAGCCATACCAATCGCTATGTTTAGTAGTAAAATTCCCACATACCTGATGGTCATTCTCATAAGCAGCTATAGAATACCCCACAAAGCCACTAAAACACGCCACAAGAGCATAACGCAACATAGCCTATACCTCGGTATCAACTACAGGGACTAATCGGTCTATAGCTTGATTTAAGCGACCCCTGAACTCTTCCATCATTGGCTCATAACCATATAGACCACAAAGGTAGACCATCTCTTCTAAGACAAAGTGCTTGTGCATCTCTTCTTGAGCATATTGTAGCTCTAATCCAGACATCTCATCAAATTCCATCATATAAACCTCCTATGTAAAATACAAAGTAAGTGCTTGTGCATCTTACTTAGACAAACTCTAAACCTAAAGACAGAATTGTCAATAGATAAGACAAAAATAAAGTGCTTGACAACTTTTTAAAAATTCATTAAAATGCCTTAACAACATAGACTATCTTTAGATTGTTGTTTTATGTTATCTAAAAACAATTACTTCATAGCAAACATCATAGACTATATAGAACCTATGATACCGCCTTACGGCTGACAACTTTCTCACAAATTTCAGTTAAAAAAACAATCAATCCATCAGGCGTGTATTCCCTTTGGTATTGGGTGCAGCGTTTAGTCCCCTTAACATTCCCACAAATAGACCTATCGGTAGTGTTCATGTTCTTAGGTGGTAAAGCTGGTAAATCTTCAATCTTGATGCCACAAATGTATAGTTTAGTCATTTTGTGAGCAACATGACCAAAGTCAAACTGGTCAATCAATAGAGTAAATCCGCCATAAGCATCATAGCCTTGTCCCATCTCCGGTAATCCACCCTCTTTCCATAATCGACTTCCTTTTGGGTGTTCTAACGCTCCGCCATTGCTTCTCACCTTATCCAATGCGAACCACGCTAAATCCTTTTCATCAGGTCTCGGGTTTGCCATGTGGCTTAACATTCCCCACGCTCTACATGGTGGATGAGCTAAGACAGGATAAGAGCCATTAAATCCTCTCGCATCTCTGTCGATGTCATAGACATCATATAGCTCAGGAAAATCTTTATATCGACTATCAGTCCTAGCAAATAGTGCAGCAATCATAATTTACCTTTCTGCCCAATAGTCATCGATGTCATCATCGTCATAGTCTTCGATGTAGTCATCTTCCTCCATCAATTCCACGTTACCAGTATCGCCTTCGCTTAACAAGTCATTGCGTACTTGTATAGGGATATAAGCATCTACTGATTTAAGACATGTACTGCACATCTCTAAGA